CCTTTACGCAGTGAATCCAATGCCATTGGGAAACGCACACTACGCTCCACATAATCGTTAAACCCGCCGAAGAACCGTGTAAACTTGTTATCAAGAAGCCTTGCCCCCACACCCTTAACGGCAGGGATAGCCAACTCGTCACCCATACCACGACCAGTTGCTTCGGTTGCACGCCAAGCCTGCTCATACAGTTCACGCTCAGCACCCTCAAGCCCCAGTTCATCCAACCAGTCGTTGCCGTGTTTCATAATGGCAGCACCAACCACAGGACCTTCAGCCATTTCACGGTAACCAACACCAGCAACCCAGTTCATAAAGGTTGCCGACATTGCGTTACGAATAGAGAATCCGGTGCTTGCCATGGCGTAAATCTTGAAGAACTTGTGGTACTGCTGATAAGCCTTAACGAAAGCGTTACGGTTTGCTTTCGACCTCAACTTGTCCAAGTTGGGTCGCCACAACGCATCAACTTCCTCCGGAACCTGCAAGCCCAAAGACTCAATCTGTTTCCAGCCGTCATAAATATCGTCCTGAATCTTGCCACCAAACAACCCTGACTTCGCTGCGTTAATCATTGCAGCAGCCTCAGGAATCTGCTCGCTATCCAGCAACGCCAACATTCCCTCATCGGCATGAAGTGTGGTTACCACACGGTCATAAGCACGGGCAGCCGACTTATCCTTAATCTGCGGAATAGCGTCAATGGACCTACGAACCTTGTCCGCCCACGCACGGGCGACAACGCCCGCTGCGCCCTCCGGCGGTTCATCCATAATCTCCTTCTCCAAGACAGCAATGTCGTTGCGCAACTGCGCACCCGTAGTTTCATCCCACCGTTGAAGAACCTTCTTCTGGTTAAACAACGACGAAAGTCGTTGTTCATAAGAAGTGCGCTGAGCAATCACCGACTTTGTTTCCGCATCGACAATGCCGTCGAGTTTCGCATAAAGCCTGTCATAAGCAGACTTAATCTTCTTCTCCTTGGCAGCAATCAAACCAAGAACCTTGTCACGGGGCAACTCAACCGTTTCGCCATTCACCTTGAATGAAATCGTGCCAGCCTCTTGGAACCTAGTGACAGCCCTCTCAACCAACTTTTGCTTACGAGCATTATCAGCAGCAATCGCACCCTTGCGTCCACCCAGACGCTTTGCTTCACTCGCCAGTTCCTGACGGGTCAATGCTGCGCCCTCAATGTCAGCCAACTTGCGTACCGTTGAACTCAACGCCTCATTAGCAATGAAACTGGCACCCTCGTACTCGTTGTCAATGATTGTCTTTGCGAAATCGTTATCCTTAACGAACTGCACTTTGGAGTTGGCCTTGCCAGCCAACTCCTCTGGGCTTGCACCCTTTGTGTAACCGTAACGGTCAGGGATGACAACACTGTAAGACCCTTGCGCAGACAGATTGTCCGGTCCGTAAACCAGTGTGCTGGGCATAATGAACCCTTGCATATCGCCAGCACCCGCATCAGCCATGTACCCCAAGAAGTCGTCATAAATTTGCTTGCCGACCAAGTCGGCATTTTCCAAACCATTCGATGAAGCAATACCGGTCAAAGTTTCCCTAATGCTGTTAAACACGCCGTTCAACGCTTCTTCGTCAACAACACCGCCAGCAAACTCCAACTGGTCAGCGTTATAAACAACATTCAACAGGTCGTTCATCTCAGGGAACAGTTCTTCGAACATTGGGTCAATAAGCCCCTCGTTCAAAGCGGACTCGTATTCGCTAATGAATGTGTCACCTTGCAAACCGGCACGGTTCATCGCCTGTCCCAATGCCTCGTGGACATTGTTGTCTGGGCTGAAGAACCAGTAGTACCCATCGGGGTCACGAAGGTCCACCAATTCCTCCGTGGGAATTGCGTGGACCATAACGCTATCTGGTTCGTTGCGCCAGAAATCAAAATATGCAGCACCACCATCATCGGCTACATCATCAGGGTTTATGACCTTGGTGTCCAATGTCCTGAAAGGACGCTGGTCTACTTCGTTCGGGTTGAATGGACGCTCAACAATGTCATCCACTTTGCCATAAAGCACACCGTCTGGGGCATAATCCGCTGCTGCTCGGGTCCCACCCAAAGCCTGTATGCCACCAAGATGCTCAACCAACATACGCTCCTCGTCAAGCAACTGCTGACGCATCGCACCATCCTCAACAGGCTGAGACAACTCTGCTTGAATCTGCTTCAAACGCTTGTTAATTTCCCGTGTTTCCTTCGGGACAACACCCTTGCCGGTCTTGACATCAATCGCTTCTTTCAATGCCTGAACAGTGTCAGGAATGTTCTTGCGATTAGGGTACAAAGCAGCATAAATCTCTTTAAGTTGCTTAACAACAGCGTATTCTTCTGCCTGACCATTCTCAAGAGCAGTGCGCATAATGCGCACCTCATCTAGTAATGGTCCCCACATCTCGAGAAAACCAGCAACCTCGTTTGCTTGCTTGCCTTGCGCAGACAACAACGCAGCAGACAACTGGTTCTCAATACCTTCCAAGGTTGCCTTAACGCCAGCAATCTTCTTATCAACATCTGCACCCTTGCGTGCTTTGCCGTCAAGAATGTCTTGCGCCTGCTTAAGTACGCCCTGTGCTTTGGATGTCACACCCTTACGCCCAGCCGACACCTTTGTTGTCAATGCGTTGCGAGCCTGAATCAGTTTCTTGTGCGCATCGGTTAGTTCGCCAATCAACTTGTTGTTTGGCGACAATTTGGTTCCAATCACCTGAACAGTGTCATCACCGAAATCCATCAACCTACGAAAATACGACTCACGACCCTTGGCTTTTGCCATACTATAGGCGTAACTGTCAGCAATGCTGGACATATCGGTTTCAAAGAAATCAACATCCAAACCAGTCTTGTCACGGAAAATCTGGTTAATTTCATCAATCGTTCCCTTTTGCACATTCTCACCCATGAACTGTGCATACTCTGTTTCGCCAGTCTTGGGGTTGACCCTTGGTCCACGCAAGCGACGATGTCGCATTGCGCCAGTAATACCCGTCAACTCCTCAGCGGTCAAATCCTCATCCTTGAAGAACTTGGCGTACCGTGGATTCAAAACAACCTCGGCTGCTTTCGCAGACAAGCGGTGGTGCAAATAGTTGTCAACAAAACCAATCTCTCGAACCTTGGCACCATAATCATCGCCAAACTTCTTATAAACAGAGTTCACTTGCTCACGCAAATCATCCTGCCACGCTTTATATTTTATAGCCAAATCTTTGACTTCTCCAGCAGGCAACTTGTCAAACTCAACAATGTCATCAACAGCCCTGCGCACTTGGTCATTCACCTCAGGACCCAATGCACGCAACTGCTTAATTGTGTCCTTGATGCCGTTTACATTCTGGGTATAACTTGTTGTCGTTGCGCCCCTCGAGAATCGTCTGGCGGTGCTGTGCGCCAGCAACGGCACCACCTCATCAACAGCCAACTGGAAACCACGCCCAGCCCCAGCCTCAGTTAACGGCTTCAATGACTTCGGTGTCACAAAACGCTTTGCGTTTGGTGCAAGAGTATCAACAATATCACCCAACGCCCTACGGGGACCGCTAATAAGACCGTACTTGCCGGTTACACCCTGAGCCAACTTTTCAGTCTTGGGGATTAGTTTGCCAGCAAACCGCAAACCAGTCTTGATGCCTTCGGCATCACGAATATCTTTCGGAATAGCCCACTCACCATAACGCAAAACATCATCCAACTTGGATGCCATTTGCGGATACTTAGCCAACATTTCCGTAGTAGCAAACTTGGTCGCCAAGACAGTACGCCCCGTGGCACCGGCATAAGCACCGGCACCAGCGGTCACATAAGTCAACGGGTCGCTGGCAACATCAACAGCAAAATCCAAAGTGCTGTCCAGCCAACCAACACCAGTCTTAATAAGTTTAAAGTCCTTATCGGTGGCTTGCTTTCTAAAGTCCTTCCACGATGCACTGTTTTTCTTAGCGTGAATGTGGGCTTTCTCGTTGGTCAAACCAACCTTGTCCAAACCATCAATTAGCAGGTCGCCAGTTTCCTTAATGCCAGACTGAATATTGCGACCAACCGCTGCACCAGTCTCAAAAACCTTGCCGATTCCACGAATCGGCTGAACAGCAATCTTGCCCAACATTCCCAACAAACCCTTGGAACGGTCAGGCTCCTTGCCAGTCTCCGCAATTTTCTGAATATCCGCAATTGCCTTCGGGTCAGGTCGAACCGCACCAGCAGCACGAGCCTGAGTGCTAGCAACAGCAGAAGCCAACTTGGCTTTTTCTTCAATCAGGTTAGTTTTGTTCGTCGGTGCCGGAACTGGCACACCAGACTTCTTCTTTAAAGAGTCGTATATGGGTGTTCCAGAGTCGCTCCCGCCAGCCTGAGGCTTAGACGAGAAAGGTGAGCGTGTAACAGCCATAAACCTATCCCAAAGTCTTTTTCATCAGTTCCTTTAATAGGCCAATTGTTCCCACCTTGGTTGGGTCAATCTTCTTTGCCTTGGCTTGACGGCCATACGCCTCAGCGTATGCCTTTTCAAAACCAGCCAACTGGGCCTCGTTCATGCCCTTAAACTTGGTGGACAACTTCTTGCCCACCTTGCCAGCCCGCTGCTTAGCCAATTGCTCAATGCTGGTCGGCACATCCAGCAACTCTGGGGTGCCGGTCAACTCGGCAAAAGCCCCCATCGTCGGGGAACCATAATCGCCAGCCAACTTCTCCCGCTGCTTCTGGAAAGCAGAAAACTGCGACTGCTTCTTATTCACCTCAGCAGAAACAAAGTTGTCCTTGTCTTTGCGCAAAGCATTAGTCAAAGAAATTAACTCGTTCTCGTTAACCCCATACGCCGGAGCGTATTCGGCAGCACGAGAAGAAATGTCATTCAAAAACTGGTCAGTTTCGGGTCCACCTCCGGTGGCCCGAACCGTGTTAAAAAACTCCTGAATCAAACCCTGATACTTAGGACCCCACATCTTGTAGCGTTCCTCAACATCGTTAGTGGCTTCAGGATTATAAACCTGAGTTGGGTCAAACTCCTCGTAAGCCCCACCCTTCTTGACCGCAACATTACGCAACTTAGAAATAGCATCAGGGCGTGATAGCAAAGCAGCAACCAACTGAATCTGGTTAATGCCAGCCTGCTTCATTGCGCTGGAGGCATCGCCACCAGCCAACAAATACTCAACAATTCTGTCAGGGGTAATGTTCTTCTTGCTCTTAGCCATTACTTCTTGCCCTTGCCCTTCTTCTTCTTCGGCACACCAAATTCTTTAACAGCAGCAGCCTCGGCCTCAGCCCTAGATTGCTTACCAGCCAAACCGGTTTCAAAACCCTTGGTCAGCAACTGTTGACGCAAATCCTCAGCCCCCAACTGACGCTCCATCTCACTGGAAGTCAAACCACGCAACGCCTCAGACCTAGCACCAGCCAAATCGCTAAGAGTTGTAGCCTGATTAGCAGCAATGCCACCACGCAAAGCAGCCAACTGACTAGCCACATTTCCAGCCAAACCTTGGCGGGCTGCAGCAGCAGCCCCAACACCAGCATTACGCAAAGCCGTTATATAATTCTGCTGAGCAGTATTCAACTGCCCCATCTCACGGGCCTGAATCTCAGCCAACTGACGACCATAATCAGCACTCTCCTGACGGGCTGCAGCAGCCTGCTCACCAGAAGCACCATACGAAGCCAACTGTTGACCCAACGCCTGCATCTCTGGTGTTGTCATCGCCAACGGAACATTCTGATAAGCCGTTGGCGCAGTCAACTGCGCCAACAAAGCCTTCTCTGCTTCACCAATAGTGGTGGCACCCTGAGTGCCAGCACCCGTAATAGCAGTCTCACCAGCACCCAACTGACCAGCCAAATACTCACGAACAGCCTTCTCACGGGCATCAAACCCCGCACCGACATCCGTGCGCATCTGCTCATATCGTGGCGCAATACGGTCCAGCATCGCCTGATAAGCACGCTCAGCCTCACCAGCGTACTGTCCCTGCGCAGCCAAACCAGCACGCTCATACACCTTTGCAGCCTGCATTGCTCGTGCATAATCACGAGCATCATTACGACCAGTGCCACCACCGCCACCAATGGTTGCCAAAATCGATTCCAACAAACCAGTCGTATCTGTATCATCCTGAAGTGTTGGGTCATTCTTCAAAATGTTCTCAACCTGAGAATAAGGTTGGTCTGCTGTACCAAACAAAGCAGGCCCCTGAGGCAACTGAGGCCCTCTAACCGCAGGCTTCTTGGTGACCGGCATACGCACACGGCCTTTGGCACCCTCGGGTGCCTTTATGGCGGAAACACCCTGAACAGGTCCACGGGCAGCCTGAACGGCTGCCTGTGTTTGCCCTTGACGAACCTGCGGTGTCGTCACAACCTGACGGTTCTTCGGCACAACAGTATAAACACGGTTAATTGGGTCCCATTCGTAAGCCATAATAACTCCTAGTAACTAGCCAAATTCTTAATTTCAGTAGCAGCACGCATCACATCTTGAGCCTTCTGCAAACGCAACTGACCCAAATAGTTCTCCAACTCCTCCTGAGAAGAAGCACCCTCAATAGCAAGCCTGTTCATTTCGTCCTGCATATTTTCATTTTCGGTACCCAAATCACGCTGCAAAGATTCCGCATACCTAGATAGACCCTCACGGGTAATACCAGACTGCACATTAGGGCCAAGCAAACCACGCTGACCAAACGAAGACACCAGTGGGTCAAACCCTTCACGGTACTGCCGTTGAATGTCCCCGACTCGTCTGCGCCCACGGGTTTGCCCACGGAACATTGCAGCCTGTGTGGCTGCAGAACGCTTGGCACGATTAAATATGGCACTGGCTTCACTCAGGCCATAATCACCATAATAAACATCGCTCATTTCATGCTCCCCAACTGCTTCTTTAGTTCTTCAATTTCTTTAGCCTGCTTGTTTAACTGGTTCCCGAGCGAAGACAAAATCTGGCGCAGCACAACTGCGTCAGAACCCGTCAAACTAGTTAACAAATGAACAGACCAAATACTTTCCATTGCTTACCACTTGATGATGTAGTTAACCACCAAGTATGGTGGCAGGTTGCCGTTGCCGGCTGTACCTTCGTAACTTGTGAAACCGGTAATGTCGTGACCGTGTGTGATGTTGGTACTCATACCGCTGGTGCTGCCGGTGACATCGTGACCGTGCGCACCATCAGCGTTAATGCCGTGGGCGTGGTCACCAACAGCCGATGTTGCATAAGTGGCATTGGCTCCGGGGGTCATTATTGTTGCAATAACATTGCTACCAGTTGAAAAATACAAACCAACAGACCAGTCATGATAGTGACCCCCAGCATTGTTTGTAACTCCACCGTGGCTGTGGTTGCCGACACCTGCAGCAGCAAGGTTACCATCCGCATGGGTGTGTTCAAGGTTAACAGTAGCAGCAGTCAAATCGCCATCAGCAGAGTGACGGTGATATGCAACACCAGCCTTTGAACCACCAAGGTCAGAACGAGAATTAAAATCCGCATCTGCACCATCCAAACCAAAAGGCACACGACCCTTCAGGTTTGGTACACGGAAGTAGCCAGCCGTTTCTCCACCAGTGTTGTACGAATTACCAATGATTGCGTACAAAGCAGCATAAGCACCGGTCTGCGAATACTCTGTGCCGTCACACAGCAAGTAACCGCTGGGTGCGGAAGCACCAGCGTAAGCAATAATAGACCCAGTAGGTGCCAAAAAGTTGATAGCGGTAGAAGTCATATTGGCGGTGCCAATATTCTCCAACGCATTAGGACCAGCCTTAACCGTGCCATCAACTTGCACCAAGTTGGTGTCAATAAAGTTTTTGATAGCGGTAAAGTTTTGGTTTACCTGACTGGCAATAGCACTAGTGCCAGCGGTAAACGAATTCGGAATTGTCAAAACAGCCATTAGCCTGTCACTCTCCTTGGTTTAAATTTGAACCCAACACTGTTGATTCCCCACTCCTGACCTGTTGGGCCAGTGAACTGCAACTGGACTGTCTTCGCCAATCCAAGATTCTTTCCTTTTGAAATGCGAGATGACTCTGCACCAGCAGCCCACAACTCGCCCCACAAACCACTATCCCACACCAAACCTCCGGTTTGGGGTTGGGAAATATTAAAGGTTCTCTGTGCTTCCTGTTCATCAAAATCGTGGAAAACAGAAACACCAATAGTCTGCGAGTTATTAGATTCCTTAATAACAATTTCTGGTCTACGGAACATTTTGCGCTGCATATAAGACCCAGCGTCATACCACTTGGTTCTATAGTAAGAGTTAAAACCCTGTGTTGTGCCAGAAATGTTGTCAGTAGCAACACCATACTTGTCCACATCCAACACAAATTTTTGAACAGGATGAATAAACAACCTGTATTCCCTGTTGGTGGAATCGATGAAATCAATTCCACCCATTACGCCATAACCATCGGCTGTTTGGAATTGCGTATAAGCGTTCAAATACGGGTCATAAACAAAATTGACCGTAATGTTATTCGGTGAATAACTCTTGCTGTAAGGCAAAGACAACCAGACACGCTGACCAACCCAAGACACCGTTATATTTGCTCTAGCAGCAACCGAATCACTAATATAACCCAAGTCAATGATTGGCTTCAATGGTGCAAAAATATCGGAGATTGAAGAACCATTATAGTAATACAAACCTTTGCCGTGAACAAAAAAGAAACAACCGGAATCCGAGGCAGCAACACAATGATGGTCGTCAACGCCAAGCGTACTGGTTAGTTCTGTCACCGCAAAGTTGCTCGAGTTATAACCAGTCAAAACATATATTGCCCGTGGTTTAAAAATCAACAATTGGCCCTGAACAACAATTATGGCGTGAATACCATCACCACCACCATTGATGTCAATATAATCTTCATAATCCCAGTTCTCAGGCACACCTTCACGGGACCAACGCAAACGATTCGGATAAGTAACTATAGGTGAAGCGAGATTTTTTTCTGGTGGTTCACTTACATACGCTGCAAACAACTTGTTTGCGTGCGTCAAATAATGTTCCGCCTGCGGAATAACACTTTGACTAATGTTTGTAGAATCTTGCCACGGGTGAGGGCCTTGACCGGTGGCCGTAATCTGGGTGGCATAACCAGTGCCAGTCCACTTGTAACCACCATTGCTTCCAGTTGCACCAGTAGCAAAATACATGACATTACCCCAAGGAGTCATGCAAGCACCATGGTCACTAACTGTCGTGACATCAGTTGGTGTCCCAGCGTTATTCCACTGCAACTTAGTAAAGTTGCCACCAGTAGAATAGAAAACATTATTGTTTTCCGTCAACATAATCTTTGGTCCGGTAGCAGCACGGAAAGTAAACAACTTATGAGGTGTCCAACCAGCACTGGGGACGGCAGTCGTATTAATACGCTCCATGCCACCACGACCAAAAATGCCACCACGAGGGTCAATTTCAACATTCAGCATCAATGGCGACTCATTGTCAGCCAACTGAAACTGGTCAGAACGCAGATTCAAACCACCGCTGAAATCCTGCTGTTGAAAAATCTGCAAATCAGACATTATTGCTGACCCAAATTACGACCCATGTTCTGCATCCAGCCCTTAAAGGTTGGGCGACCATTAGTCTTGCCACCAGACAACACCAAAGGTGTGTGGCTGGTGGGAGTCTGGATGTTCTTGGTTGCCAAAGCAACACCCTCATCAAACGACTGCTTATAGACCGAAGCCAAAGCAGCATCCTCAAGTTGCTGATACACACGAGACACCGCATAATAAACCAGCGGGAAATGCAAACTAGGAGCAGCATCAACATCGCCGTTCTCCGTCTGCCAATCAATAGGCTCACGGTACCCACGGCAAATCAACTGGCGGGCAGTGTTCGGCTTCGGATACAAATGAATCTGACCAGCCCACACCGCATAAAACAGCGGGTCCCCAGCCGTGTCATACGACCCAATATAAACTTCCTCACCAGCATCATAACCAATCATCGACAATCTTGCCCCAACCCCAGTTGGGTCAACAATTGAAACAACCTGAGAAATAGGTTCATCCGTAATCGCAGAGACATCATACGCCCGAGTATTAACACGGGTCGTCAAAGTAAAAGTAGTCTCCAACCATGGCCACCGCTTCTCCACATCCAAAATGCGGTAATAGCCATCACGGATATACAAATCCAAAATGCTGTCCGGCAAATCATCCGCATCCAAATCCACAATACTGCGGACCGTGGACCGGATTTCCGCTGCCGTCATCGGATTATACGCCATCGACAACCTCCGGCTTTGTCTCCGCCTTCAGGGCCTTCTCCAAAGACTTGTTATATGACCGCAAATGACCAGCACACAAATGCTCATCCTTCACACGATTTCCCTCACAAGTATCGTCGTTGGCAACACACTTGTTGCCACGACCAATATAAGGGCCACTGGCAGCAGCCAATTGGGCATCAGAAATAGCAGCCAAACGGGAACCGGTAACCGGTTCCCCATAATAGGCGTGAGCATGAACAGAAGAATTAGCCATCATAAATGGCGTTCTGTTCCTCTAGGAGGCTTATTTGTTGCGGTTTGCAGGCCGACGCTTAGGGGTAGCCGAAGAACGCTCAAACTTCACAGCAGCCAAACCCATCAACTTGCGTTGCTGGTTAATCTTGTCGTGAAAGAACTTCTTACGGTCAGGCTTAGCAGACTCCAATTTGGCCTCAAGACGAGCCAATTCGTTCTGCATACGGGCCTTCTGGGCGTTTCTGCCAGCAACACCGGCACCCATACGCTTCTTGTCCTGAGCAACCAAACGCCTCATCTCGTCAGCCTCATACTGGCTAGATGGTCCCTTAGGTTGCGACTTGGAGCGACCAACCGGCGGAGGTGCGCCACGACGCACATCCGCATTAGGTGAACGGTCAGGACGGCCCATACGGGGGCCGTCTGCTTGCTTCAAGAAACGACGAGCATCAATCTCTGCCTGACGACGCTGGGCGTTGTCTTGCATCAACGCACCAATAGAACGGGCTGGGCGTGACGGACGCTTAGGAAGCACCACAGCCTTGTTGCTGGGACCAACATTGGTTGTCTTGGGCTTAGGAACTTCCTTGGCTTCAACACTGGGTTTGGTTGGCTTCGGTGGTGTTTTTGGCTTAGCACCAGAACCAGCGGTGCCACCTTTACCTTTGGGTGGCTTGCCTTTGCCTTTAATTTTTTCGGCTATTTCTTCAGCAGCCTTTTTGCCACCACGACTTTTGGCTTGACCCTCAAGAGACTTAATGACCATCTTGGCGATGTCATCCCACGGATTACGCTTCTTACTAGCCATTACTTTTTCCTCGCTGGTGTACCGCCACTAGATTTCTTGGGCTTGGGTTTTGCTTTTGCTTTAGGCGGAGACAAGACAACTGCTGCGGTAGGTATAATCTTTTTGGCACCTTTTACGGCTGCTTTAATTCCTTTACCAACTGGAATTGCGCTAATTGCAGAGTTTATGGCAACATCTTTGGGACTAGAGCCGTACCACCATTTTGCAGCATCCATCTGGGCTTTTCCCACTGCTTTTACGGCACCCCTGCCAGCAACATTGGCTCGTTGCTGGTTGCCACTACGCACGGTTGGCTTAACATCAAATTCCCGTAAAACACGGTCAATGATGTCACCCAAATCCTTGGGTTTATTAGCCTTCCGTTTAGCAGCCATTACTTGCCGAAACGCCCGTACTTGTCTTGGTGCTTGCGCAACTTCTGACGAGCAGCACGACGCTGCTCGGGAGTACCACTCTTGGTGGCTTTAAGCAACTCAGCCTGCTTGGCAGCCTGACCAGAAAATTCCTTCTTCATGCCACCCTGAACCTTCTTGGCCTTAATGGCTGCCTCGGCACGCTGCTTGCCAGTCGGTGGCTTCTTACCCTTCTTGGCCTGCATATAAGAGTTATAACCCTCACCAGACTTACCAGCCTTGGCTTCGCTAACCTCAACAAGGCGAATACGATTCTGAACAGACTTCTGTGTTTTCTTTTGTGTCGCCTTACGGGCAGCAGCCTCGGCACCCTTGCGGTCAATCTGGGCAACACGCTTTGCGCTAGCCTCCATTGCTTCCTTGGTGGCCTTCTTGCCCATCAACTTCTTAATAAGTTCACGGGCCAAATCATCATAGCCCTTAGGCTTTCTGCTACTTGCCATTATAAAACTCCCATAAAATGCGAATGGTGGGGGGCTTTTATCCCCCCACCATTACACACCTGTTCCCACTCGGAGAACTCCGCCATGTTAGGCGGTCTTGGCCGTCAACTTGCCTTGCTTGGCACGGTTACGCACGGTCAGGTTGCCGTAGCACATAATCAGCGCATAGCGGGCATCGAGGTTCTCCGGACGGACAAATTCCGTCTGGCTGAACCACTTGCCACTGTGGCCGACAAGGGTGATGTACTTGCTGTTAAGGAAGTACATAACGCCTGCGGTGCAGTGCGTGTCATAGACAACCGGAGCAGCCTTGAACAGCAGGTTCTGGAAACCAGCATCTGCGGTCTTGGTGTCGGTGTAACGGAGTTGTGGCTGCAGAAGTGCCTCATACTTCTCAAACAGTGTTTGAGTCGTAAGAACCATATCTGGGTGGTCATTACCCACCGACACGCTGTTGTAAGCGGTTGCCATTTGGGCAAGCGTCAATGCACCAGCAGTGTTGTTCTCATATGAACGCCACCAAGTGTTGTCTGCGTCAGACGAGTCGATTCCGCCAACGGTGTTGCCGGACTCAACAAGGTTGCCCAAGCCGTTCCAGTTCTTGCCCGAGTTGCCGGTTCCATCTGCAAAGAACATCTGGTTGAAGCCTTCACGCAGCGATTCCTCTGCCTGCATAATCTTGGCCTCGAGCAGGTTGATGATTTCCTGCTCGCCATTGTTCTTGGCTTCTTCGATACCGCTGATTGCGATAGAAGCAGCGTACTGCTTCCATTCGAATTCAGCAGCCGACATTCCTGCCTGAGGTGTCAGCGAAATCGGGTCATAACCCGAGTACGATGAAACGGTGCTGTTCTGCCCGTAGATAAGCGGTTCCACAATCTTGGTACCACCATTGAGCATACGGATGCGACCCTTGTCAGAGAGGAAGTAGGTCAACGGACGAGCCGTGAACACATTGTCTGTGAGTTGGTCACGATAGTTTGCGAGCGTTGTTGAAAGCAACGCATCAAAGTTAACATTGCCTGCGGCCATGTTGTTATCTCCTTATATTAGAAGTTGGCGTTTAATTGTCTCTTGGCTGCAAACCAAGCATCGCTCAGACTTGTAATTGGGACAACATCTTCATCGGTTGTTGAAGCAGTGGCACTAGAACCCCCATCAACAACAGACGCTTGACGCTTTGATTCAACAATCCGAGAATCCTCGGCTTGTTTCATTTCGGCAGCCTTGCGTTGAATCTCCTGCTGTCTCATAAACTTGTCGAAAGCAATTTGCTTGTAAGTGCCTTCCAAGTCCGTGGAACCAATACGCATAGCAGCATTGATTACCTCGGTTACATCAAAATCCTCATACTTGGACTGCAACTTAGCAATCTCTCGCTCAATCTGCTGTTGAGACTGGTACTCCTCAAACTGTGCAATACGCTGGTCAAGTTCTCGAATCCGCTTTTCTTGCGGGTCCAAGTCCTCAAACTCGTCATCCACCATCTGTTGGGCCTCCGCTTTGGAGATGCCATAATGGCGTGCCAACAAATCAATGGTTGCTGACGGGTCACGCTCCAACGCAGACTGCAAAGTGGCTGCGAACTGCAACTGCTGTCGCTGCTCCGCCAACTCCTGTGTCTTACGGGTGTAATCCGCCTGACGCTGATAACCAGCAATTGCCTCAGAAAGTGGAACACTAATTTCCTCACCATCTAGTTTCACCGGTATGCGGTATTCCGCATACTGGCTCACATCCAGACTAGGCGTTTCTGTGGCCGATGTATCCCCACTTGAAACTTCGGGTGACCCAACGGGTTCCATTTCAGTGACGGGTGCGATTTCCTCGCTCATGTGTTTTTTCTCCTAGAGTCCGTAAAAGGTTGCTCTACAAATTGTTGATGTTGTTCCCTACTATTGGGGTGGCATCGGAGGCGGAGCCTCCGCTGCTGGACCCATCGGTAAGGCTGGAGGGCCTGCCGGCCCAGTCGCCTGTGGCGACATGGGCGGAGGCGGTGGTGCGGAGACAAACTTCTCCGGATTCTTCACACCAAAACCAAACTGCAACACATAGGCTGCCAACTCTTGCATATTGACCACACCGGCACCAGCGAACGGAGCCATAGCATCCACCATCTGAAGTGCCATCTGGCGACGGAAAGACTCATTCTGAGGTTGTGTAGAACCACCAACCACCTCGAAATCAAAGTCGCCTTCAAGATAGTCACGGTCAAAGTTGACCCAAACAGGTTCTCCGTCTTTGCCCATAATGCGTGCTGCTTGCTCGCCAGTCATAAACTGGCGGGCAACCATCAACATACGGCGAGCCACCTCGCTGATGGCGTGTTCAACCGTAGCCAACTTGTCCGCAGTGCGGGCGTTCGACGC